ACGACAGGCGGAGACTCTACCGTAGGATTACCGACTGACTTCCTAGCAATGCGTGATATTCACGTTAATACTAATCCTATAACTACTCTAGCTTATCAGGCTCCTAATGCTTTCTATAATTCCTACAGAGTTACAGAGTCAGGTAAGCCAACTGAATACACAGTATTATCTACTGAAATTCAATTGTCTCCTGTTCCTGATAGCACTTATCAGCTTCAAATGCTCTACTACGCACAGCCTTTTTTCTTGAGCGACACGAATCAAGGTAATGTATTCTTAACTAACTTTCCTGATGCGTTGCTTTACGCTTCTTTAGGTGAGGCAGAACCGTATCTAATGAATGACGCAAGATTACAGACTTGGGCTAGTTTGTACGATAGAGCAATATCATCAATAACGATTGCAGACCAGAGTAGTGAGTACAGTGGTCAGCCAATGTCAATGAACTATAACGTGAGGTAAATCATGGCAGAAATGTCGAACTACTTAGAAAACGCTCTGATTAACGCTACCTTGCGTAATACGAGCTACACAAGTCCTGCTGCTGTTTATATCGGTCTATATACGTCTGATCCTACTGATGCCAATACTGGTACTGAAGTATCTGGTGGCTCTTATGCACGAGTAGCGGTTACGATGGGTGCGCCTAGTAACGGTGTATCTACGAATACTGCTGCGGTAGAGTTTGCACAGGCTTCTGGCTCATGGGGAACAGTTGGCTGGATCGGTATTCTTGACGCTTCTACTAGCGGTAACTTGCTGTATCACACAGCATTAGACACATCAAAAACTATATCATCTGGAGATATCTTTAAGATAGCTATTGGCGGTCTTAGCGTAACTCTGGCGTAAGGAGTAAGCGATGCCACTAGTTGTCGCAGATCGTGTTAAGGAAACATCTACCACTGCTGGCACTGGTACGCTAACGCTTGCTGGTGCTAGTGCAGGGTTTCAGTCTTTTGCTGTTATTGGTAACGGTAACACTACCTACTATTCTATTGTTGATAGCACTGCTAACACATGGGAAGTAGGTATCGGTACTTACACATCGTCAGGTACTACATTAGCTCGTACTACGGTATTGGCTAATAGTTCTGGTACTACTTCACCTATATCGTTTGCAGCTAATAGCAAGGACGTATTTGCTACATATCCTGCTGGCAAATCTGTTCATGAAGATTCTGATAATACGGCTTACGCAGAACAGTTAGGAGCTTCTAACGGTATCGTAATCAACAAGCAAACTGTAGCTACAAGTTTTTCTATTCCTAGCGGATATTCAGCTATGAGTTCTGGCCCTATTACGATTAATAACGGTATTAGCATAACTGTACCTGATGGTTCCAGATGGGTGGTTCTGTAGATGTTTGGTTTATCGGCATATTCGCAAGCACCGTATTCGTCATTAGCTGCTTCTGGTAATGTCGTATTAGCCACTGCTAGTGTAGATGCTTTTGCCACAGTAACAGCAAACGCTTTTGCTATATATAGTGGTGCAGGAAGTATTAACGGATCAGCTACGGTTTCTGCTGTTGGCATCAGGATTCAGACTGCTACAGGCTCTATAGATGCAACTGCGGTGGTAACTGCGGCTGGCGGCATTATTTATAGTGCTAGTGGCTCAATAATTGGTACTGCTACTGTAACGGCTAATGGTGGCTTAATAATACTTGCTACTGCTGCTGTAGATGGTACGGCAACGGTTACGGCAGAGGCTACTAGAACATTATTCTTTACTGGTGCTATTGACGGTACTGCTACGGTTACGGCTGACGGTATCAGAATTCAGGTAGGTACTGCTGCTATTGATGGGACAGCTACGGTAACATCAAGTAGCGAAGTTGATTACAGTGGCACTGCCTCAGTAGATGCTTTGGTAGAGGTTTCATGTTTAGCAATAGCTGTATGGAACGCCATAGCACGTATAGAAGCAAATGCAGACGTAAGCGCAGAGGGTCAGGTAATTGGAGACGAGTGGGATAACGTAGTAGAGCAAACGAATACTTGGACTATTGTTCCTGAAGGCGGTAACACATGGACAGTAGTAGCAACACAATCTGATACTTGGACAAGGCAATAAAGATGGCTAAACAACGCATAATATTCGGTGAATGGCTACCAGATCAACCTGGCGTTACAGGTGCTTTAACTGGCGCAGTTAACTGTTATCCAGTTACTAACGGATATGCTCCGATTCTTGATGAAGTTGAGTATTCTGACGATGCTAACGCTAATTTACTGACTTGTTTTGCGGGTAAATACGCAGGAACGGTATCATTATTTGGTGCTTCAGCTAGTAACCTGTACAAGTTTACTGCTGGTACTCGTGCGATGTCTCCATTAACTACTGCCGGATACAGTGCTATTGAGTATTGGGATGTTACGCAGTACGGTACAAAGATGATTATGGCTAACGGTACAGATAAATTGCAGTCATACACGTTAAATTCATCGACTTATGCTGGTGATTTGGCTGCTGCTGCTCCTGAAGCTAAGTATGTAACCGTAGTTAAAGACTTTGTAGTCGCTGCTAACGTAGCTGGCGAAGAAAACAAAGTTTACTGGTCGGATATTAACGATGAAACAGATTGGACTCCTGGTCTTGCTAGTCAATCTGACTCTCAGGTTATGCCTGACGGTGGTGACATCACTGGTTTAGCGGGTGGTGAGTTCGGTATCGTGTTCTTAGAACGTGCTATCTACCGTATGTCTTATGCAGGTAGTCCTTATTTCTTCCAGTTTGACGCTATTAACCGTACTTTAGGCTGTATCTCTGCCGGATCAATCATAAACTTTGCAGGATTAACATATTTCTTAGCAGACGATGGTTTTTACGTGTGTGATGGTCAAACAACTAAAGGAATCGGTACAGAAAAGATTGATCGTTGGTTCTTTGATAACGCAAACTTGACAGCCGTTAAGTTAGGTATGTCATCTGCTGTAGATACAGAGAAAAGACTGATAGTTTGGTTATTCCCTGCACAGAACGGTGACAATTTACTACTGATTTACAACATTGCGCTAAACAAATGGTCGTATGCAGAGACTACTGCTGACAGCGTATCGTTTGCGCTAACGCCATCTGTAACGCTAGAAGGTTTGGACGCATTTAGCGCAAGCATAGACTCGCTAGGCATATCTTTGGATGATCGTCAGTGGGTTGGTGGGCTATTGCTATTGTCTGCAACGAGAGGCCCTAATATCGTTACCTTTAGCGGTCAATACAAACAGGCTGCTTTAACGTCAGGTGATATAGATGTAGGTCATTCTGTTATTACTTTGGCTAGACCGATTGTGGACGCTGGTAGCGGCTCTGTAGCGGTCGCAAGTCGTGAGCTGTTAAATGATGCCATTACGTTCGGTGATGCGTCTGTAGCCGATTCTGAGGGTCGCTGTGGGCTACGTTCTGCTGGTAGGTATCACAGGGTTCAAACTAACCCTAGTGGCACATGGAAAACTGCTGTAGCGGTTGAGATTGATATTAGCGGTCAGGGTACTCGATGACGAGAACAGTACAGTTTCAGACGTTGCCGCCTTTTGGTGGAGATCAGCGACAGGTTGCTGAGGTCGTTCGTGGCGTTATGGATGGTAAGACGAATAATACTGGTACGGTTACTTTAGCCACAGGCAATGCGACTACAACGACTATATACGACAGCCGTATAGGCAAAGAGAGTTTGATATTCTTGGTTCCTATAAGCAATGCTGCTGAGGCTGATTCTGCGCCTTATGGTGCGTTTCAGGATACTACAGATCAGACTGCTGCTAATACGACTACAGCTTACGCAATAACGTTAAATACAACAGATTACTCTAACGGAGTATATCTATCGAATAGCTCAAGGCTAAACGTCAGAAATTACGGTATTTACAACATTCAGTTTTCTATTCAGTTTAAGAATTCACATAACGATTCTGAAGAAGTAGATGTATGGTTTAGAAAAAATGGGACAGATATAGCTGGGTCAAATAGTCGCTTTGGATTAACGACTCGTAAAAGTGCTGGCGATCCTAGCCACATGATTGCAGCAATTAAT